TCAGGGCAAGCCACCGGTACACAATGCATGCTCGGCCTGCCGCCGCCGGACAAGGCCGGCGACCTCGCGGCCGCCGACCTTGTTCCACATCAGCAGGGCATCGCAGGCGCCTTGCATATCGCCGGCATTGGCCAGTCGCGCCATGCTCGATCCGCAAAAAGCCGCCACCCCGATATTGTAGGCGGCGTCGACGAAGGCGGTCTTCTGGCCATCCGTCAGGCGATCCATCGGCAGACATGCGGCGATACCGGCGGCATGGCGCTCGAGGTCTCGCTCGAGCTGGGCCCGGCACTGCTCCGGCGTATAGCGCTTGCCCCATGCGGCGTCCTCGGTCGCGCCAGTGCAATAGGTCAGGACCCCGCCGAGATCACGGTAGGTTTCGAGCCTGGTGCCCTCGAACGCGGGCGTCAGCGCCAGCAGCGCCGCCGCTGCCGTGGCGCCGACGATGCCGGCCAGGGTGGCGGCGCGGCGACTCATTGGTGTCCTCCGAGGCGGGCATCGCTTTCGCGCTGCTCGCGCCGGTCCTTGCGGTAGTTGAACACCAGATTGACGATGAAGGTCAGGATCGCGGTGACGATACCGACCATCACGCCCAGCTCGGTCATCGTGAGGGACGCGCCGATGGAGGTCGCCCCTCCCGCATAACTGGCTACTTCAGCGGCACTCACATTCTTCATCGATCTGTCTTTCATGCTGGCGTAAAAAAGCCCGCTTGCGCGGGCTTCGTCAGGCCGTTGAGGACACTCGCGAGAGTGCCCGGGGTAAATCGCCAGGGGTCCGGGAACCCGAGGGCCGCGGCGACGGCTTCGGAACAGAACCAGCGCCCGTTGGCGTGGCTCACCGGAGCGACGACGAACTGCAGGTTGCCCAGCAGGTCGTACCTGGCGCCGTTGTGCGCTTCGAACCATTTCTCGGCCTCTGGCTCCAGGTGCGGAGGGAGGTCGATGAAATCCCATTTTTCGGGGTCGAAGTCGATGTATTTCGCGCGTACGCCGCCATCGTCGTATGAGGCGGACCAGGACAGGCCGGTCGAGAGGACCAGTTCGACGTGCGAGTAATCGGATTTGGTCCACCAGCGGACCAGGCGGTTGTAGATGCCGGCCAAGCCGGGACGGTTGTCTTTGTAGAAGGCTGCTTGCATTACAGCTCCGCGGCGGTGATGAATAGTTGGTCGAGAGCCTGGTCGTCGAGGCCCAGTGCTTGGCCCAGCATCTTCACCAGGGGACGATCGCGCACGACAGTGCTGGAGAATTCCCATTCGATGCGGGCGGCGTCGCGCTGGGCATCTGGAAGTGTCTCGATGGCGGACGCCACCTGAGCCAGTACCCCCGTACTGAGTAGCGCGAGCCGTGCCTGCCGCATGGTGATTTCCTGAGGGACCTGAGGCATTTGCGTCGTCAGCTCCTCGGGAGTCATTTCACGGATACTCCACAATTGCGTCCACCGATCGTCCACCAGCGCGATCTGCGTCGGGACAGCAATCTTGCCTGCGTCGACCGAGGGCGTTTGGCTGGATAGCGGGAAGATGCCGCATTCTTCCAGATCGCTGGCGGCGATCGCCGGACCGAATAAGACATTTGGTAGCGCGGTGCGAATCTCGGTTTGAAGAGAAAATATCTGCTTAGTTTCTGGTCTGTAGTACACGATTTCTCCTTATGCAAATTCATCCACGGTACGAGTTGATGGGTAGGCCCGGTTGCCGCCCCAGATGATACGAACTGCTCCGCCGCGACCGTCGGCGCCGGATCCACGCCAGTTTGCTTTCCCGCCACCTCCTCCGCCTCCGTAAAGTCCACCAGGGCCGCCATTGTCGTAGTTGGCCGGTGTTCCAATCGCATTCCGTCCGACGTCACCACCTGATCCACCGTCGCCGCCCTGACCGCTCGCAGCTCCGAATGCGCCGTTAGCACCTTCGCCGAGGATGCCAACACCGCCTCCGCCTCCGCCCCCGCTAACGCCACCGTTGGATGGCAGGTTCATGTAATTCCCGTCACCATTGCGGCCCCCGCCACCGCCGCCGCCGGCGCCAGATGTCTGATTGTTCTCGTCCCCATCTGCTCCGCGGCCACCGGCGCCAGAGTAGCCGCCGGCGCCCCCGCCTCCCGTCCCCCCATAATCCGACGTTGCTCGCCCTCCGAGACCGCCATTACCGCCACCGACCGTGCCTCCAAATGGTCCGGCTCCGGCAGGAGTATTTCCATTGGTACCGGTTCCCGCGTTGCTGGACCAGCTTCCGCCAGCAGCGGTGACGAGATTGTTGGCCCCCCTGGACAACCTGCTATGCCCACCATTTCCTCCGATTGACTTAGCGCTTCCAGGAGAGTTGCCACTGCCACCGCCTCCGACTAAGACAGTGATCACTTCTCCAGGGGTAACAGGCAGTTGGTTAATGTATCGGAGGTGTCCCCCGCCTCCCCCATAGCCCGATGTGCGTGTAGCGAGCTGGTCGTCGGGATTGGGACCATACCCTCCGCCCCCGCCGCCTCCGCCGCCTATGACCACAGCGCAAATGCTGGTGACACCCATGGGGACGACAAACGAATATGTCCCAGGCGTCGTCCACGCCACCTGCCCGACACGCTTACTCACCACGGCGCCACGCCGAAGCCAAAATGTTGTCATGTCCATAGATCAGACCGAATAGTTGGTGGCGGCAGCAAGGCGCCACCGAGCCCCCCGGTTCGATGTCACGAACATCAGCTCGTGGACCTTGTTAACCGTCAGCACGTAAGGCATATCGTCTGGCGTTCTCACGGATGCCGGCAGCGTTGCGGTCCCGCCTGTTACCGTCAGCTCCAGTGTGAAGCTGTATCCATCGTGGGGGCAGTTGTCGAAGGTGTACGTCTGACTCGCGCTCTGCGTCCTCGTAAAATAGTTCCCGAGAGCGAGATTAATCGACGATGCTGCGACAGGCTGCGGGACGAACGCGCCATCGCCAGTCAGCATCGTCCAGTTAGTCGAATCATTGGCCGGGTCTGTCGTGCCGGCGCCAGCCACCCGACGGCGATAGGTCTGGAAATTAAGCTGGCTGATCACTGCAGCGTTCTTTTGGTAAGTCGCCCCACTGACCCACGCATTTACGCCCGCGAGCTTGACCACATCAGATGCGGCGGCAGTTGCGAGTTGCGCCGCAGAGCTGGCGGTGATCGACTTGGCCGACACGTCGGCAGCAACTGCATTCGCCTGGATGGCAAAGTTATTGAGTTCTCCAGGCAATGCTCGCTGTGCGAGGACAGAATTCGCCGCTTTCTGGCTGAATTCTGACGGAGAATCGATTGCCGGATCCGGCGCCGGTGGCAGCTCGGTGATCTTCTGTGTGATAGTCATACAAGTCCTCTGAATTCAATTGATGCTGTTTTTCCATTCCGGCTGACCGGGACCGACCACTGGCCCAGGAAGCCGTAACCAATACCCATCGAATACCTGTCGCCAGCGATCACCCCAATTTCCGTATCGGTGTAGGTCGAGAACAGCCGATAAGCCTCGTCTTCGAAGCCGGCCGGGATGAGTACGTCGAAGTTCAAGCGCTTCGCATTGCTCCGCTTTACCATCGTCACATTGCCGAAGGTGTCCGTCGTCGACGTCGAGTAGCTCAGCACGCCACCGCTCATGCTCGCGGTTGTTTTTCCAATCGTCCGGTACCGTCCCAATAAACAGGCTCCGATTCTCGAGTCGGCTGAGCCGTTGTCGATCGCTACAGTAAGCAGCGCGCCTGGATAAGGTGGAATATCGTCGAACACCGCGTCGCCTGCGCGGATCGGCTCCTCGTAATAAAAGTCATACCAGCTGAGGACGTCATGCCGAACCAGGCGCTTGGTCCTGATATAGCCACTTTCGGACTGGCTGACCGTTACCGACGCACCCTCCACGTTCAGGAGCATCAACGTGTTCGCCAAACCGCCAGCTTTCACTGAGAATGCAAGCAGGCCCGGTGCGGAAGTTTGACTGTTCACTGCCTTGTCGAACACCTTCCAGCGATTGGTGAGACCAAGCGGAAGCCACTTCGTCTTGTCGCTCAATGCCGCTGTGTTCCCCGCAACCAGGGACTCATATGTAAGGTTCGCCGCATCGCGCACCTTGGCGCCCTTGGCGTAAGTGCCCGCCACCCACATGGGCTCTGCGATCGGAACATTCGAAGCAACCAGGCCAATACCAGCGCCCACAATGTCGGCAGCGCGCGTCACAGGCGCGCTGGTCGTTCTGATATACGATCCAGGCTGGTCGCCCGCTACCAGCTGCGCTCCCCACGAAAACATCCCCTCGTCACCAGTACCGAGCCACGATGTCGCGCTGTCTCCGCGCAGGAGGATCACGCGGGACAGCAGCCGTGTCGGATAGGTGTCGGCGTACTCAACTACCCCGACAATCGAACAGCGGCACCATCCGTTAGGCAGCAATTCGATCGCCGCGGAATGGACGTCGGGCCCGGTCGATTCCAGCACGCCGGTCCTGAGATTGAATACCGCCTGGTAGCCTCCAGTACTCCCCACCGCGTAGTACATGTCCAGCCGCGCTCTTTCCAGAGTGTGTGCTCGCAGGAACACACTGAAGGTGTACCGACTCCCGTTCGAGAAGGTCCCTGCGACTTCCTGATCTCGATAATGAGCACCGCTGGATGCCGCGGCGACGAGCCGATCCGCCGTCATATTCCCATCTGGCGCGATACTGACATCGACATTCACGCCTAGATTTGCACCACCCCAGACAGACGAGTTATCCAGTTGCTCCGAATAGCGCAGCATATTGGTCGAGGCTGGCTCGATAAGTGCGTACGGCGCCCGACTCAGATCGACGGGATCGTACGACACGCGCAGCGTGTTGGCCGGCGCCGCCCGCAGCGTCCCGGACTTGTCAAAGTAGGCGCCGCCGCCGCCACTGAACGAGCCGTCCGTCGCAATCGGCGTCAGCCTGACCAATCGAAAATCTGACGAGTTCACGTAGTTACCTCCTGTTTGGTACGAATTGCATTAAAACCGTCGGTCACCACCTCGAGTCCGTCCGCCATCCGCCGCGTATTGCGCTGGGTCTGGTCGAACGCCGCCTCCAGGGCGCCAGTCGTTCTCGCCTGCCGCTCGACCGCCTCCGTCAGTCTTTCCACCGCGACGGCCAACGCAGAATCGCTGTCCGGACTGGACAGTCTGCGCATCAGCTCACGGTTGTCGGCAGCAGGAATGACCCGCTCGCCTTCGTGGATCATCACCGGCATGTCGGCCGGCACATGGTTCGTGCCGACCGCGAGGCTGCTCAGCTTGTTCTTGGCCTCGTCGCTCTCGGCGAACGCCTGCCTGATCGTATCCAGGCTGACGCCAGCGTTGAGCCTGTCGATCCAGTAGTTCAACCCGCCGGCATCCGCCGGCCGACCGAAGACCTCCTTGTACAGCTTCTGAATCCGCGCTTCCGCCGAATTCTTGATGCCATCGACGATGGTGTCGGTCGAGGTGCCGCCAGCGGCCAGGTTCTTCCAATACTCCAGTCCCGCCGTATCCGGCGTCCGCCCCAGCGCCGACTGGTAGGCATCGTTGATCCTGGAGGTGGCCGAAATGGCTGGATTCGCACCTGCGGACGCCAGGGCGCCATGCAAGGCCTGGAGCGCCTGCTCGATCGACAAGCCGGTCGTCGATATCCCCTTGAGGACATCGATCTGCTCCTGCTCGCGCTTTAGCATCTCGTCGTACAGCTTGACCTGATCCTCCAGCAACTTCAGGCTTTGCATCTCGACCGACAGCGTTTCATCGGTCAAGTCGGCCAGGTCCTCAATGCCAAGGCGGGTGACGTAGAAGTCGCGCAGATAATCCTGCTCGTTCGAGAACAGGGCCGCGGAGTCCCTGCCGAGCACCGACAGGGCCGATCTGAGGCTGTCTGCCTCAGGCAGGACGCCGCCCGATCTTGCGATCGCCAGGGCCGCCTGAATCCGTGCCTGCGCATCTTGCCGGTCGTCGAGCTCACGGCCTGGCAGGGTCATGCCATCCAGGGCGCCTCGCAACGCATCTGACAGCGCCCGGTGCTTGTCGACCAGCTTCTGCTCGACATTGATACGCTCCTGCAGCAGGGATTTTTCACGATTTACGACGCCTTGCAGAGTCGAGAACGCGCTGTCGACATTGCCCATCAAGGTATCCGCCAGCGCCTTCGCCTGCTGCTCCGCCACGGTCTTGGCCTTGATCGCCTGGACCTGGTCGAACAGTGCGCGGTTGCTTTCATCGAGCGCTTCGCGCTGTTTTGCGAGCTGCTCGGTCGATGACATCGTCATCTGGTCGAGCTGCTCCTGCAGCCCCTTGCGTTCGGTGAGAATCCGGACCTCGTCGAACAAGGACCGGTTGCTTTCGTCGACCTTCATGCGCTCCTTGTCGCGCAACTGTTGCGGCGACAGGGTGATCTGGTCGAGTTCGTCTTGCAGTCCAGCACGCTCTTCCAGCCTGGCGGCGTCGATATCGGCGATTTGCTTGAACGCCGGTGCGATCTGCATCAGCGTGGCATACGCCCGCGCACCGGCCTCGGTCGTCAGGTCCAGTCCGGTCACCACATTGCGGAACTGCTTCAGCGAATCCTCGTTCCCCGACGCGATCCCGAATTGCTCCAGGGTTGGCGCGATACGCGCGCGCAGGGCGTCCGCACGCTCCTGGTCGGTATAGAAGTCGGCAAGAAACTGGTCCGCGCTCGAGGTGAACTCATCGATCCCGCCAGCGAGATCGACCAGCCGCTCACGCGCACCGACCGACGCCACGCCGACGGCATCGAAGGCGATGCCCATCGATTGCGTCACGGCGGTGACGGCCTGGTAGTTCGTCGCCACCCGGGTCAAGGTTTCGAAATAACCCTCCCCCACTTTCTGGAACTGTTCGAGACCGCCGACGCCATACCTGGCCAGATCGTCGCCAAGCTTCGAGAAGACGGCCTCCAGCTCCTTCTGGATGTCTTCGTTGGACATGCCCTTGAAACTGACTTTGCCGATATCCACCACGAACGAATTCAGTTGCGCCGAGAATGCGTCAGCGCCAAGCCCGATCATCGTACCGGCCTCGAATACCGTGTCATACAGGGAAGTCAGGATGCCGGCGATCTGGCGATTGCCCTCCGCGCCCAGGCTCTCGAGCCGGGTGCTGCGCTTGTCGCTGCTGAACCAGCCGCCATCCTTCTTGATATCGGCGTATTGCGCCGCATCGGTGCCACCGGCAAGGATTTTGCCGAAAGTGGCCTTGGCCAGGACGAAGCCGGTATCCTCGACCGTCGTCTTCCCGCCGAAGATGCTCCCCAACACGGAACCGGTGATCTTGCCCAGCCATCCGCCCGTGATCTTGTCCAGCAGCGGACCTAACACTGGAAACACCGCCATCGACAAGCCGAGATCGGAACGTCCGAACGCATCGGCACTCCCGCGGCTTGCGAAGTCGCCGCCGAAGTCACCCGTCACCCCGGTCGTCCGCACCAGCAACGAAGCGAACTGGACGATCCCGGCCTCGATATTGCGCAACGAGGTCAGCATGCCGTTGCTCAGCCCCAGCCCCTGCAGCGTCGCCGACTCGATGTTGTCGAGCGACCGCGAGATCGATTCCGACTTGGCGTCGGAGCCAAGCACGGAGCCGGTGCCCTGTGACTTCTGCCGCGATTCGGACAGGCTTGGACCGCCACCCGCCACCCCGCCGATGGCGACGCCCAGGCCGGCCACGATGGCGGCCATTGCGGCCATGCGTCCAAATGCGGAATACGGATCGCCACTACCCTGGCTCAATACAGCCGAAATACCTTTCGGAACGAGCTCTGCCACTGTCATGGCAAGCTCGGCGGCATGGAACACCTTGGACACCGCCATCAGCGCGTCGTAGCCCCGGCTTTGCTCGCCGAAGAAGCCCGCTGCGGCGCTGGCCATGCTGCCGTAGCCCGACATGCGGTCCTTGGTTTCCTTCCGCTGTAGTGCCGAAATCTTCTCAAGGTACTGGACCTCGGTGAGGTTACCAGCGCCACGCTCCTTCTCTGCCGTGGCACGATGCTTTGCAATCTCGGCCTGGCCCTTCGCAAGGCCGTCATAGGATTGCAGCAGTTTCGACAGCGCCTCACCGGCACTACCGAACGCACCTTTCAAGGCGTCGCCGAAGGTCTGCGCCTTCGCGGGATCGAGGAACTGGTTCAGTTCGTCGAGGGCCTTCTTGCCGGATTCGAGCTGTTCCACCTTGCCGATGGCCGCCGCATTACGCTTCTTCGCACCGATCAACTGTTCCAGATATTCGATCTGATCGAGGGTCATGCCGATCGACGAGCGTTGCGCGAGCTGCTCTTCCAGTCGCGCGATCTCCAGCTCTTCGATGGCCAGCTTGGTCAGGCCGAACGTGCGCGCAATCTCTTCATTGCGCGCAGCTTCTTCTTCGGCGTCCTTGATCGACTTGGCGTAAACGGCCCCCGTTGCCTCCAGGCCCTGGGCATACTGGCGATTGAACTCGTCCTGCGCCTTGCGCGCGGCGGCCTCCTGGGCGGCGGCCTCCTGCAGCGCAGGCTGCTGTTTCAGGAGGCCGGCCCGCGCCCCGCTCAAGCCTTCGATGGCCTGCATCTCCTGTGCATACCGCTTGCTCAGGGTCCCCACGTCTCCGGCCAGCGCCTCGGAATCCCTCTTCGGCTGTTCGCGCCTCCTTGGTGCCGCCGGCCGCACGCCGGTGCTTTCGGGCGGGGCACGGAACTGGGCCAGCACGTCCGTGGCGGCAGCGCCAGGCGCCAACTGGGCTGCCTTACGCGCCTTCTCGACGGCGCCCAGGATCGCCGCGCTCTTGGCATCGACTTCCTTGCGATCGCGCTCGGCATCGGCCTTCATCAACTGCCCGATTGTCCGGGCCTGGGCGAATTCGCCCTGCAGGACCGCGGCGACCTGGGCCGCAGTGCCACCGATTTCCTTGCCGATCGTCCTGAATACATAGGCCACGTTCACGCCGAGCACGGTAACCGCTTCGAACGCCGTGGTCAGTCCCTGGTGAATGACGTTGACCAGGCCGAGCGAGCGGCCCTGTTCGTCCGCGGCATCGGTAACGGCGCCGAGCATCGTCTGGAGATCCGTCAACGCAGCGCTTACGCCGAGTGCGCCTTCCTGGACCACGTCGCCGATCCCGGAGCCCGAAATGGCCTGCAAGGTAGCGCTCCAGGTGTCGCCGAGATTGCCGATCGCACCATCGAGCGTGGCGGTGCGCAGCGCCATCGCCGATGCGAAATCGGTCTCCCCGAGCGTCTGCAGATAGCTTTCGATCTCGGACGCCGAGTTGCCGATGGTGGTCGCCACGCCCCTGAAGGTCATGGTTACCTTGTCTCCATTTGCGGCAGCGGTGATGCCGAGCTGGCCCAAGGCATCGAAATCTCCGCCTGCCGCCCCGGCGACGGCGCCAACCATCTGGTCCAGGCTCACGCCGAGACCGGCCGCCATGTTTCCGTAAGAGCGCAATGCCTGCTCGGACGGGTCCAGGCCCTCGCGCTGCAGCTTGACGAAGGCCTCGGTGGCCTCCCGCACGCTGTAAGGCGTGGCGGCAGCAAATTTTTGCAGCGCCTTGAAGGCTTCGCCCGCACCTTTCGACGAACCGACAGCGCCGGTGAGCTGGGCGCCAAGCTGGTCGAGCTCGCGCTGGGCGGAGACCACCTGCTTCAGGAATCCGGCAAGCGACAGGTCACCGAATGCCGCACCCAGCGCGCCCTTGATGACGTTCCCGACATCGGCCGCCGATGCGCCGGCCCGTCCCTGTGCGGACTCGATGGCACGCAGCTGGTTGAGATAGGGTTCGAGTGCCTGCCCATCGACGCCGCGATGGCGCGCCAATGTTTCATAGTATTGCGCGCTGGAGCGCGACCCGGCTTCCATCTGGGCGGTGCTCTGCTGGATCGCCTGGATCAGGTTGCGCTGGGCACGTGCGGATTCATTCGAACCGGCGCCGACGCCGGACAGCGCGCGCTCGGCCTGGCGGGCCGCATCGATTGCCGGCCGCAGGCCGGCTTCGGCGCCATCCGCGTTCACGGTGATGCGAATCTCCGCGATTCTTGTTGTCTCAGACATCGTACGCGTCCAAAATAAAAGCCACCGACAAGGTGGCTTGGTGAAGGAAACTTCCTGCTGTCCGGGCAATGCATTCCGGACCAGGAACCGTTGCAGCGTTCAAGCGGCATGGCGCCGGCTCGATCGTTGCGGCTTAATCTCCGCGGTGCGCCATCGCTGCCAGGGCAGCCAGTTCCATCACGCGCACATCGGCCATCAACTGCTGCCACTGCGCACGGGCCGCGCCGATCATCCGCAGCGCGACCGGCAAGGCCGCATAATCGAGACCAGTCGCGCCGCCCATGCCAACCCGCCACTGCGTTTGCAGGGTCAGGAACAGGTAATAGGCCGGTTCGTTCTCGGGCCAGACGTCGATCTTCACATCCGGGAAGTCGCTCTCGCTCAAGCCCGCCGCGTCCATTTCGGCCAGTTCCTTGTCGGTCAGGCCGGGGGTGTACATGGCGGCGGCGATGGCCCTCAGTTTCCCAGGCGTCCTTCGTTGATCGCGGTCTGGTAGTCGCCGATGATGGCCTTGACCGCCGCCGGCACGGTGTCGACGAGCTCGGCGATCGCCTCACGGTCGAAGGGCACCTCGAGATTCCAGCCCTCGACGCTCTCCAGGATGAATTCGATGCTGACCTTCGCCTGGCGCGCGATGATGTCGCTCTGGGTGATCGAGAACTTCGGCGCCGGCTCGTTGTTCTTTTCTGCGGCCTCCTCGGCCGCCTTGAAGCGCGCGATCTCCGTTTCGGCCTCGGCGCTCAGGCGGGCCTGGAACGCGTCGTAGAACGCGGCGAATTCCGATTTGCTGCGATATTTGTAGGTGATGCTCATGCACCCTTCCCCGCCGTCAAGCATCGGGAAAGTCACGTCCTTGGTGAATGCCTCGGGACGCTTGCCCAGGACGATTTTGCTCGCTTTGACCATATTGATTGCTTTCTAAGTAAATGGATGTCGTGCGGTGAACGGGGCGAAAAATGCCAGCCATGTCCCGGCGTGGCGCCGGGACATGCTTGCGCGCCGAAAGCGGCTGGCGTGCCGGTCGCTTACGCCACGTAACGCACCGGACGACCCTGCATCGCGCAACCCGCGCGCACGGCCATCACCTGGCCCTTGGTCATGGTCGGGGTCTCGTCGAAGCTGATGTAGCCGTTGTAGAGGATCTTGCTGCCGTTCGGCAGCTCGGCCTTCAGCGCGGCGATCTTGCGCGAGTCAGCGACCTGCTTGAGCGCCTTGTGGTGCGGCAGCGCAGGATCGTCGGCGATCGTCATCGCCAGGCTCTGGGCGTTGTAGCCGTCCGGCAGGTTGATGTCGTTCTCGTTGTCGAGCAGGCTGACGGCGGCGTACTTCGGATCGCCGCCCGACGGTTCGGCGGTCAGCATCTGCTGGATCGGAACCCAGGTGGTGACCTTGCGCAGCGTGCCGGCGCCGGCGCCGGCCGGGAACAGGTTCGCCACGCTGGTGTCCATGCCTTCCAGCGTGACCGAGGTCGCGGCGGCGGCCTTGACGCGGAACACGCGGTTGGTCATGCGGCTCCAGCCGCCGACGTATTCGACGTAGTCGCCGGCGGCGAAGGTGTTCGCCGCGGTGGTCAGTTCGGTCTCGGCCGCGTTGCTGGCGGCGGTGACGCTGACGATGGCGGCATAGGCGGTGGCGACCGCGTACTGGGTGCCGGTTGGGAGCGAGAGTGCCATTGATGAAGCCTTTCAAATGAAAAAGCCCGTTGCCGGGCCATTGCGCCCTTGCGGGCAAAGAAAAAGCCGCCCGGATTGCTCGGGGCGGCTTCGATGTGGGTGTCGTAGGGTCGAGCGCCGACACTATCGGGTCGGCTGCTCGTCTGCCTCGGGTGACGTTGGCGCTGTGGCGCACATTACGTGGATCGAGGGAAGTGATGGATGAATCTTAGGGGTGTTTGTTGGCAGCGCCAAGTTCTTTTTGCGTCGCCGGCGGCGCACGGCGCAGGCGTGCGCCGGCGCGCGCGCAATGCGACTGGTACAGGCCTTCCAGCTCACTCACCATGTCGGCGACCTTCTCGCGTTCGACCGCCCCGCCGCGGATCGGCTCGCGGCCGCTGCCGGCGCAGGCGGTGCAGCCGCGCTCGCCATCGACCCTGGTGCCGTGGCAGACCGCGCACTCGCCCGCCAGCCAGTGCGCCAGGCTGACCCGGGCGATCTTGGCATACATCGCGGTCGCGGCCTTGATGTCCCACTCGTGCTTGATCTTCATCCAGCCACGCGCCAGCCCCTTGGCGGTCACTGCCTCGGTCCAGGCGCGCAGCAGCGCGGCGATGGTCCGGCCGGCGCCGTCGGCGCCGTGCTGCGGAATCGGGTGCGCATACTTGGCCCGCACCAGGAGCGAGCCGAACACATTGCGCGAACCGCCCGACAGGTCAGCCAGGGCCGCTGCGGCAAGGGCGTCGGTCGCATCGTTGATCCCATCGTCGCGCAGGTCGTTGGCATGCAGCGCGCGCAAATATTTTTCTACAAACATCGTGTCTCCTGGTGTGGTGGGGCGAGCGGCGCTCGCCGGTATGCAATCAGGCGCGCAGGGGCGCCGGGCCGAACAGCGCGGCGACCAATGGATCGCGGCCATTGACTGGTGTGAAGTCCGCGTAGACGGGCGTCGGGGCCATCTCGGGATAGAGCGGCTCGACCGGATACAGCGGCGTGCCATCGCGTCCCAGTTCAGGGCCGTGTTTCCAGACGTCGGCCTTGCCCGGCTCCTTGCCGATCCGGTGCACGTGGTTCAAGTCTTCCAGCTCGATCAGACGCACGCAGACCCGCGAACGGGAGTACGCAAGCCGCCGCGCGATATCGGCGGTGGCGCACACGCCTTCCTGCAGTGCGGCGAACAGCGCGCTGTCGAAATCTTGCTGGCTCAGGCGGCGGCGCGCGTGGCCACCGGGTTCATCACTGACATCCATCTTCGTTCATCCCATGGTGGTCGCGAGGCGAAGTCATTTCCGCCTCGCCGCGTCTTGCGGCTGATCAAAGTATAGGAATGCTATACAATGGAGTCAAGCAAAACTATACCCAATCGTAAAGATTTCCTATACCATGGGCATATGGAACTAAACACGACGATCGCGGGCTGGGTGAGAGAAGCGCGTACTGGCGCCGGCCTGTCCGGCACGGCGCTCGGCGCGCGGCTGGCGCTCGAGCTCGGCACCGAGCGCGGCAATACCAAAGCCAATATCTCGCACTGGGAAAACGAAAAGCACAGCCCGAACCTGAAGCAGCTGCTCGCCATTTCGCGGGTCACGGGCCGCAGCCTGCCGCCCGACATCCTGGCGTCGATGTCGGGCGCGCCGGCGAACGACGCGCCCCCTGGCGGCGTGACGAACGCCCTGCGGGTGGTGGCGGCCGAAGGCGACGACGATGGTTTCGTGCAGATTCCGATGGTCAAGCTGCGACTGTCGGCCGGCATCACCGGCTACCAGACCGAGCCGGAAAGGCGCGACGGCGGCACGCTCGGCATGCGCCGCACCTGGCTCGAACGCAACCAATACAGTCCGTCGCACCTGATCGCCATCTACGTCAAAGGCGAGAGCATGGAGCCCTCGTTGTACGCGGGCGATATCGTGGTCATCAATACGCTCGACACCAAGCTGGTGGACGGCGCCGTGTACGCCTTCAACTACGAGGGCGAAGCCGTGGTCAAGCGCCTGGCGCGCGACGCCGGCCAGTGGTGGCTGACCTCGGACAACGTCGACGGGCGCAAATACCACCGCAAGCTGTGCCAGGGCGGAGAATGCATCGTCATAGGCCGCGTGGTGCGCAAGGAAAGCGATCGCATTTGA